GACATCAGTAAAGAAAGTAAATGGAATTTCCGAAAGCGATACGACCTTTGATAGTGAAATCATACTTCATACTAACACGGTATTCTCTGTGTTGTGTCAACTTGGTGTCGGTCCTGCTAACGGCTTTTCCATTGAAGACGCTTCTGCATTGTGGACAGACTTCATTCCGGAGTCAAGCCCAAAATACAAAAAGCTTAACGATGTTAAATCGTATGTCGGTTTAAGAGTTAGGTTAGTATTTGACCCACCAACAAGTTCGAGTCTGCTTACAGCTATGAAAGAAGAAGTAAAAGAACTTGAATGGCGAATCAATGTTGAAGCCGAAACAAAGGAAACAGAATGAAAGGAGAAAAATTCAAAATGGAAAACAATACATTACAACACCACGGCATCAAAGGTATGAAGTGGGGTGTCAGAAGAACACCTGAACAACTATCAAGAATGAAGGGTCGCATTGATACTACATCCGGTATAGTTAAGGAAGCTAAGAATATTAATGATTCAGTTTCTAACATTCGTTCAACCACTGCGAAAAAACCGGACTTGTCTAAAATGACAGACCAAGAGTTGAGAGACAGAGTTAATCGCATGAATCTCGAACAGCAGTTTTCACAGCTCTCAAGTCGAAAGATTTCAAAAGGCGAACAATATGTAAAGAATACTCTTGAAATTGCAGGAAACACTCTTGCGGTTGCAGGTTCGGCAGTTGCGATTGCTGTAGGAATTCAGCAGCTAAGAAATAAAATCTGAGGTGAAAATTTATGGCATTATCTAACACTGCCGTCCCAAAGTATTACGGCATGTTCAGAGATGCCGTACTTCGTGGTGAAATTCCCGTATGTGATGAAGTATCAATGGAAATGAATCGAATTGACGACCTCATTGCAAATCCGGGAGTTTACTATGACGACCAAGCTGTTGAGGGCTGGATTCAATATTGCGAAAACGAACTCGTCCTGACAGATGGTTCTGATTTAAAATTATTGGACACCTTTAAATTATGGGGCGAACAGATTTTTGGTTGGTACTACTTCGTAGAAAGAAGCATCTATGAGCCTAATCCTGATGGACACGGTGGACATTATGTTAATAAGCGAATTAAAAAGCGTTTAATTAACAAACAGTATCTTATTGTAGCTCGTGGCGCGGCTAAATCTATGTACGCATCGTGTATACAAAGTTACTTCCTAAATGTTGACACTTCTACCACTCATCAAATCACCACAGCTCCTACGATGAAGCAAGCCGAAGAGGTTATGTCGCCAATTAAGACATCCATCATTCGTGCAAGAGGACCATTATTCAAGTTTCTTACCGAAGGGTCTTTACAAAACACTACTGGTTCGCGAGCAAACAGAGTAAAACTTGCAGCTACCAAAAAAGGTGTCGAGAATTTTATGACTGGTTCGTTACTCGAAGTCAGACCAATGAAAATTGATAAACTACAGGGTTTGCGTACTAAGTGTGCTACCGTTGACGAATGGCTTTCGGGTGATACCAGAGAAGACCCAATCGGTGCGATTGAACAAGGTGCCTCAAAAGAACAAGGCAGTGCCGAGAACAATGACTACATTATTCTGGCAACGAGTTCAGAGGGTACAGTTCGTAATGGTTGTGGCGATACAATCAAAATGGAGTTAATGCAAATCTTAAAGGGTGATTATGTTGCCCCAAATGTTTCGATTTGGTATTACAAACTCGATAAGGTTGATGAAGTATCAGACCCTGCTATGTGGATAAAGGCTAATCCTAATCTTGGTAAAACCGTTTCGTATGAAACTTATCAATTGGATGTTGAAAGAGCCGAAAATAATCCGGCTGTAACTAATGATATCCTTGCTAAGCGTTTCGGCATTCCAAGAGAGGGTTATACATATTACTTCACCTATGAAGAAACACTTCCTCATAGAAAAAGGAGCTTCTGGCAGATGCCCTGTGCTCTTGGTGCCGACTTATCACAAGGCGATGACTTCTGTGCATTTACATTCTTGTTTCCTTTGGGAGACGGTTCTTTTGGTGTAAAAACCAGAAACTATATTTCGGAAACAACACTTATGAAGTTGCCTGCGGCGATGAGACAGAAATACGATACTTTTATGGCTGAGGGAAGTCTTATAGTATTCGACGGTCCAATTTTGGATATGATTGATGTTTACGAAGACCTCGATGCTCACATTATAGATTGTGGTTACGATGTTCGTTGTATCGGTTACGACCCATATAACGCAAAAGAGTTCATTGAAAGATATGCTGCTGAGAATGGTGAATTCGGTATTGTAAAAGTTCCTCAGGGAGCTAAAACCGAATCAGTTCCACTCGGTGAGCTTAAGAAACTTTCGGAAGAAAGAATGCTTCTGTTTGATGAGGATTTAATGACCTTTGCCATGGGTAACTGTATAACATTAGAAGATACAAACGGAAACCGTAAACTATTTAAGAAGCGTGCTGACCAAAAGATTGATGCTGTTGCGGCTATGATGGACGCATACATAGCATACAAACAAACGAGAGACGCTTTTGAATGATGAACCTTTTTATAGGTTCTTTTTTTTATGCCCAAATTCAGGAGGTGATTCAATAATGGAAAATACGATAGGGTCAAGAGTAAAACGCGCTTGGAACGCTTTTCTCAATCGTGACCCTACACTTTATCACAGAGATTTAGGCGTTAGTTATTCATATAGACCTGATAGACCACGACTTACCAGAGGTAATGAACGGTCTATTGTTGCGTCGGTTGTAAACCGTATTGCTTTAGATGTTGCCGCGATTGATATTCAACATGTCGATTTAGACGAAAACAACAGATTTCTATCTGTTAGAAAGTCTAACCTTAATAATTGTTTGACTTTAGAAGCGAATATTGACCAGACAGCACGAGCATTTAAACAGGATGCGGCGATGTCGATGCTTGATGAAGGCTGCATAGCCATTGTTCCGGTTGACACACTTGGCGACCCAATAGTGAGCGAATCATATGAGATTTACACACTAAGAGTCGGAAGAATTGTACAGTGGTACCCGAAAGATGTTCGAGTAGAACTGTATAACGAGAACAAGGGTTATAAAGAAGAAATCGTAGTGCCTAAATATATGACTGCTATAATCGAAAATCCGTTATATGCGGTTATGAATGAGCCTAACTCCACACTTCAGAGGCTCATAAGAAAACTTAATCTATTAGATGTTATTGATGAACAAAGTGGTTCTGGAAAGTTAGATTTAATTATCCAGCTCCCTTATGTAATCAAGACACCTGCAAGACGTCAACAAGCCGAAGATAGGCGTAAGGATATAGAGGAACAGTTGTCCGGTTCTAAGTATGGTATCGCTTATACCGATGGTACAGAGCGTATTACTCAGTTGAATCGTTCAGTAGACAACAATCTAATGAAACAGATTGAATACCTGACGAGTATGCTGTACAGCCAGTTAGGAATCACTCAGAGTATATTAGATGGCACTGCTGATGAGAAAACAATGCTTAATTACCACAACAGAACCATCGAACCTATTCTATCCGCACTTGTTGATGAGATGAAACGAAAGTTTCTATCTAAAACCGCTCGGTCACAACATCAGTCGATCGTGTTCTACAGAGACCCGTTTAAACTGGTTCCCGTTCTTGAGCTTGCTGAAATCGCTGACAAATTTACTCGTAACGAGATAATGTCAACAAACGAATTCAGACAAACAATTGGAATGAAACCGTCAGACGACCCGAGAGCAGATGAACTTAGAAACAAAAATCTTAGTGAACCAGCCTCCAATAAAGTAGAACCGGTGAAAAACGAATCTTCGTCAGACGCGATTGAGACCGAAAAGAAATCTTTAAAGGAGGAAAATCAAAATGGAGAAATTTGACTTCAGTGGCTGGGCTACCATACATAATGTTAGATGCACTGACGGAAGAACAATTACCGAAGAAGCATTTAAACATTGTGACGGCAAAAAAGTTCCATTGGTCTGGAATCATCAGCATAACGACCCAACCAATGTATTAGGTCATGCATTTCTTGAGTACCACGATGAAGGTGTTAAAACCTTCGGTTTCTTCAATGATACGCTTAAGGGTCAAGAAACAAAGCTTGCTCTTGAACACGGCGATATTGTTGCTTTGTCCATTTACGCAAATAATTTGCAGGAAATTGGACCAATCAATGCTCGCGATGTGATTCACGGTGATATCAAGGAAGTAAGTCTGGTTCTCGCTGGTGCAAATCCTAAAGCATTTATCGATATGGTTATGAGCCATTCCGATGATTCAGATAGCGCCTCAGCAGTCATCTACACAGGCGAGCCTCTTTCTCTCTATCACTCAGACGACCATCCAAACGATGACGACGATAAAGACAAAGAGAATAAAGGTGCAACAAATGGCACACCTGCTGCTTCTAATGATGAACCTGAGGAAAAGCCCGAAGAAAAGAAACCATCCGTTGAGGAGCCAACTTCTGAGCCTAAACCTGAAGAAAAGGGTGATGGCGAAAAGAAAGAAGACCCCGCAACAATCAGTCATTCCGATGACAACGACAAGCCCAAAGAGGGCGAAACTCTCGGCGATGTGCTCGCTACATTAAACGATAAGCAGAAAACGGCAGTTTATGGAATAATCGGCGGAGTTCTTCCGAATAACGATGATGAGCCATCAAACGAGGATGAAACCAAAAATAATTTATCTCATAAGGAGGATAACACAATGAAAAACAATGTATTTGACCAGAACGGTGTTAAGAATACACAGTCTGGCGCTATTAGCCACTCTGATATGATGGCTGTAATTAACGATGCAAAGCGTTATGGTAGCATGAAAGAAAGTGCTCTTCAGCACGGCATCACTGAAATCGAAACTTTGTTCCCGTTCGGTAAAGATGACGGAAGAAATGTAACTCCTACACCTATCTTTATTGACCGCGACACAGGTTGGGTAAAGAAGGTTATGGCTTCTGTTCACCACACACCTTATTCTCGTATCAAGTCACTCTTTGCTGATATCACAGCAGATGAAGCAAGAGCACTTGGTTATATGAAAGGTAATCTTAAGAAGGAAGAAGTATTCACCTTACTTAAGCGTACAACAGCTCCTACAACTGTTTATAAGAAGCAGAAGTTGGAAAGAGACGATGTAATCGATATCGTGGATTTCGATGTAATCGCTTGGATTAAAGCTGAAATGAGAGGCAAACTCGACGAGGAATTGGCTCGTGCATATCTGATTGGTGACGGTCGTCTTGGCGACAGTGACGATAAGATTAAAGAGGATTGTATTCGTCCTATCTGGACAGATGACGAGAAACTCTTCACAATCAACAGACTCGTTGAATCTGACGGAACCGAGGAAGGTCGTGCTAAAGCATTCATCAAGTCAGCTATCAAGGCTCGTAAGAACTATAAGGGTTCTGGTAGTCCTACTCTATATACAACTGAAGATATGCTTACCGAAATGCTTCTTCTTACAGACAACAACGGTCGTGACCTTTACGAAGATGAAACCAAGCTTGCTAAGAAGCTTCGTGTAAAGGAAATCATCACTGTTCCTGTTATGGAAGGTGCTACTCGTGAATACGACGGCGGCAATCGTGCACTTCTTGGTATCATCGTAAATCTTAACGATTACAATGTTGGTGCCGATAAGGGTGGTGCTGTTAATATGTTCGACGACTTCGATATCGACTACAACGCTCAGAAGTATTTGATTGAAACTCGTTGTTCTGGCGCACTTATTAAGCCGTTCTCTGCTATCGTTCTTGAAGAAACAGTAGCTGCCGGCTAATAGAGGAGAAAATTCAAAATGGCAAAATGGCACGGAAAAATCGGCTACGCTAAGATGATAGAAACATCTTCGGGGGTTTTTGAAGAAAAAATCATTACATATGAATACCGTGGTGATTTAAATCGAAACACCCGGCGACTCCAAGGCTCTAACGAACTCAATGATAATATCGTAGTTGCAAATGAGATTAGCATCGTAGCCGACCCATTTGCCAGAGATAATTTTCACGACATACGATATGTTGAGTTTATGGGTACAAACTGGAAAGTTTCTAATGTCGAAGTTCAGTATCCGAGACTTATATTGACATTGGGAGGTAAATACAATGAGCGAAAATCAACTTGAAAAAAGTAGACTCGAATTACACGAGATTTTGTGCGATTGTCTTGGTAGTCGGGAAGCTTATTTTCAGCCTCCAACAAATGTCGAAATGACATACCCAGCAATAGTGTATTCGAGAGATAATATCGGAAACACTTTCGCAGATAACAAAGTTTATTTGCAATCGCACGCATACAAAGTCATCGTGATGGATAAAAGTCCAAACAGTAAAATTGTTGCAAGAGTTTCGTTGCTTCCGCATTGTAGATTCGTTCAACATTACAAACTGGACAACCTCAATCACGATGTTTTTATTATTAATCATTAAAGGAGGATACCTAAATGAAAATCACTTGGGATAATGTCGGCGAGCGTTTCTTTGAAGCCGGCGTAGAAAAAGGCGTACTTTATCCTTTTACCGACAATCAGTATAAGGGTGGTGTGCCGTGGAACGGTCTTACTGCTGTTACAGAAAGTCCTTCCGGTGCAGAGCCTACAGCTTTGTGGGCAGACGATATCAAGTATCTCAACTTGATGTCAAATGAAGATTATAACGCTACTATTGAGGCGTACACATATCCTAAACAGTTTGAGGAATGTGACGGTTCTAAGGAAATTGCACCCGGCGTTGTAATCGGTCAGCAGAAGCGTAAAACATTTGGCTTCTCTTATGTTACTAAAGTTGGTAACGATGTTGATGGCGTTGACCACGGTTATAAGCTTCATCTCGTTTATGGATGTCTTGCTTCTCCATCAGAGAAAGGTCATTCTTCAGTAAACGAATCACCTGAAGCTATGACTTTATCTTGGTCTGTTTCAACAACACCTGTAACTGTTCCGGGATTCAAGCCTACAGCAACAGTTACAATCAACAGTACAACTGTTAATGCTGACGAGCTTGCAGCTCTTGAAGCAATTCTTTATGGTTCAGAAGAAGCAGAACCTCGTTTACCGCTTCCTGAAGAACTCATCA